GCTGCTTTTGTAGCGGCTCTTCACGGTTATTTGGAAAAGCATATTCCACCTAATCTTACAATAGATACTCCTATAGAGACTCATCTTAGAGTCTATGCTCCTATTAATTATGGTACTGTAACGCTTTTAAGAAAGGACCCACTAAAGATAAAAACCGTTAGTTGGAAACCTGCTAGCAGCGATTACAACCCTAATTGGGATATAGGCAATCTTGCTTTAGTCTGGTTGAAGTGTATGGACGACATGCTCATAAAGAAAAATTTAATTCCTGATGATTCTATAGAATTTCTTCAGAAAACTACTTATGAGTTTGTCCCTGTGAATACTCTCAAGGAAAGAAAATTAGTGTATAATATTAAAACAATGAAATGATGGAATATAGAATCATTGATAAATTAAACCAAAGTCTTTTAAAAGAGATTTTGAAGAGCCCGCAAGCGTATGTTAAGGCTAAGGAAAAGTATACAGAACAAGATGATGTTACGCCTGCACATTTTGTGTTTGGTAGTGCTGTAGACCATCTAGTGACTGAGGATATAGAGTTTACTGATAAATTCCATATTATGGGAGAATCTCTTATCAGTGATACTGTTAAGAAAATAGTAGACCATGTATGGTCAGAAGTGATGGTTAATGACCTTAACGATGCTTATGAGAGTATAGTTAGGGCATGTGGTTATGAGAAGTATGGCCAAGCTTGGAAAGAAGAAACCAGAGTGAATAAAATAATAGACCAGGGTAATGATTACTTTCATAGTTTGAAAGCATCTGCTGGTAAGACTATTATTTCTCAATCTGACTATGGTAAAGCTGTTACTTGTCATGCTAGTATGATAGCTGATCCGTATATCAGCAAATATTTATGTGTTCCTACGGGGTATCTTAAAGGTAATCAAGAGCTGATTAAGAAGAAAGTTATAGAGTTTGAATATAGAGATATAGAGTTTAAGTGTGAGCTAGATTTAGTTTACATAGACCATCTTAAAAAGGTGATTACTCCTATTGATGTAAAAACTATAGGCACAAGTGTCTACAGTTTTCCATATAACTTTTGGAAATATCGTTATGATTTTCAAGCAGCTGTTTATACTTATGCTATACATGCAGCTATGTCAGACCTAATAGACAAAGGATATAAAGTAGATTTATTTAAGTTTATTGTTTGTGAGAAAGACTCTTACAATAAACCTATGATATATACTACAACTGAAGATATCCTTAATATAGGTATGAACGGTGGAACTAGCCCTAATGGTACAACTTATGAAGGCTTTGAACAAGCCATAGAAAGGTATAAATATCATATGGAAAAGGATAACTGGGATTATCCTATGGAGTATTATGAGAGTGGTGAAATGTCATTAGAATGACCTATGGCATATGTACGGTACACAAAAACGGCTACTTTTCTTTTTCCCTTAATAGGGATACCCAAGAGTATATTCTCTTGTAATGTAAAGAATAGTTTTGGGAGTACTAAGTTTACGACTAGATTTTATAATGCCTATATAGGAGATTGTCAAGTAGATAATTATAAAGAAGGATTTGTATTTGTAGTAGTGAAAGCTTTCCAAGATGTGGACTTTCAATGCTTCTATGATACAATGACTGCCTTTGAGAATCATGTAGATGATTATGAAAGAGGTAAGTATGTAGTCTTTGTATATTCTATACTAGACAAGTTCATGCCTGACTATAAACTAGTCATGGATGGACAATATTCTAAAGTAAGTGCAGATGCTAAGAAAGCTATCCTCCAAAACAATTTCTTTTCTGGTAGACCTCATACTCTGCCTCTCATACTTAACAAAGCCGTAGGCTTAAAGATTGGTTGGGAGAAGAGATTAGATGCTAATTTATATGACCAAGAAGTTTGGCCTATAATTACGCCAGAGAAAGAAAAGATGTGTGACGAAATCCTTGAAGAATTAGTAGAGGGTGGGAATTTAAAACCAACAGGAGAGTTTGAAACATAGCTCTCCTAAATACCTTGTAAATGAGAAATAAACGGCTAAAAAGAAGGTATGAAAGATTTGTTAAAAAGAATAAAGAAGAATATGATTTACACATGGCTATATATGGTGCAGTCTATATAATATATGAGCCTTGGACTATAAGAAGTATATTTCTTTGGATTATTAAAAAATCTGACAAACCTGGGTACAAGATGATAAACCCACAAGATAATGAATATGATATAAATCTTGGAATATGAACGAAGAATGGATGGCGTACTGGGACAACGTTAATGTTGAACTATATGCATTAATCAAACAATTGAAAAAGATGCAGTCGGATTAATTCTGGCTGCATTATTTTTCTTCAGGAAAAAATATTTTTATGTCTTCAGCATAATTAGTAGTAGTATCTATAGAGCTTTGATAGTTAGAGTAATCTAGATCCCACTGTATGGGAGTTTCTACCGCACATGAAGTACATAACAAAGTAAAGAATAATAGTTTTTTCATATAGCAAAACTATACTATTACTATTATCTAAAATTAAATCAAAAGTTAAGAAATTATGAAGCTAAATAAAGTTAGAAGAAAAACATTTATAATAAGAGAATCTTTAAGGAGTAGCGACTACATTACTCCTAGCTTTGGTTATGGTTGTCTGTACAACTGTAGCTATTGCTATATGAAACGACATAAGCCTGAAGGCTTAGATGTCGCTGACAATATAGGAGATATACTTACAGAGATAAATCAGCATGCACATTTTTACGCTGATGTTAAGAAACCTAATCAGACACATCCTACATACATGACATACGATATTAGTTGTAATGAGGACTTTGCTCTTCATGCTAAGTATTATGACTGGCCTAGAATATTTCAGTTCTTTGTAGAGCATCCTATTGCTATGGCTACATTTGCTACTAAATATGTGAATCCTAAATTACTAGATTTTAATCCGCAAGGCAAGGTCCGTGTTAGATTTAGTCTTATGCCACAACATAAGTCTACAATACATGAGCCTGGTACCAGTAAGATTATTGACAGGATAAAAGCTATCAATGCTTTTATAGAAGCAGGATACGATGTACATGTTAACTATAGTCCTATTATAGTATATGATGGGTGGTTAGAGGATTACAAGTTTATATTTGATATGATGAATGACTATGTAGATTACAAAGATGTTGTACTTGCAGAGTGTATATTCTTAACACATAACCAAAAACGTCATGATTATAATCTAGTGTATAATCCTAAAGCTGAAGAAGATTTGTGGACTCCTGATATACAGGAAGACAAAACTTCTCAATATGGAGGTAAGAATTTGAGATACAAAATACCTTTGAAGAAAGAATACATTAAACAATTTAAGGAGTTACACGATAAAGTAGTTCCTTGGAATAAAATTAGATACATATTTTGAAACTAGATAAAAAATTTTGGGTGAGCCATCTGGGAGAAGGATGGACATCTAAGCTTAGAGATACTCTAAGAGACCCTTATATGGAAAAGCTTATGACTTTTCTACAAACAGAATATGCTTTGAATACTGTATATCCTGAGAAGAAGAATGTATTTAGAGCTTTTAAAGCTTGTCCTTTTGAAAAAGTTAAAGTAGTTATCCTAGGACAAGACCCTTACTACAATGGAGATGCTAACGGCCTAGCATTTGCTAATAACCCCGGTACAGCGAGACCTAGTAAATCCCTCAAAAAGATATTTGACAACATTGAAAGAACTTATTACGATGGTCTACACTTGGACTTTGATTTTACTCTGGAACAGTGGGCCGAGAACGGCGTATTGTTATTAAATACAGCATTGACTGTTAGAAAAAATGTTCCAGGAAGTCATACAAAACAGTGGAAAAAGTTTACCTTAGCGGTAATAGAGGCTTTGAATACTTACAATCCAGGTATGGTTTTTATGTTATGGGGAGGACATGCTAAAGCTTTTGAACCTCATCTTGGCAATCATCATATATTAACTTCTGAACATCCTGCTTACGCAGTAAGACAGGGAAACAGGGATTGGCAGTGTGACAATTTTGAAGAAGCTAATGTTATTTTAATGGAGAAGTATGGAGAGAAGATATATTGGTAAGAAACATCTTACTAAGGGAAATAAAAAGATATTTTTAGAGGCATTAAAAGCAGGTAAATCTAAACATCAAATTATAATGATGTTAGGATTAGACTCTGAATTTGGTAGCCAACAGTATGGACATCTTTTAAATGAGGTGGTTTTTGATATTAAAAATAAACCATCTCATTTATCGTTGGAAATGTTGAGAAAAAAAGAGCATTATTATGAAAATGAAAATGATTATGGTAAGATTCATAAATATAAAATGTCAGAACTTAGTAAAGAAGAATTATTGTTTTATTTAAAAATGGATAAAAAAATGGCTATGAGCAAAATAAAAAGATTTAAGATAGACGTTCTATTACATATGAACGCTGTGGTTATGACTAACCTGGGTACAGACAGTACTAATGAAGAAACTGCTTTTGTAAAAAGTATTGTAAGAGAAAATAACCGTAAGATAAAGGACATAGATAAAGAGTTCTTTAAGACTATAGATGACGGTGAAAGATGATGTTTTACATACAGATGCCTTATATCGTGAGGTATAAGGGGGTGTCACTTCATCACCTTTAAGACATCTGTTATTTAAAAGGGTAGCCGTAATAGCTACCCTTTTATTATATTCCTTTCACGAGGCTTTAACCCGTAACTATTAACAGTTTTATTCTGTTTCCTTAATAGTTGCTTTCCAAACTTTAGGAATATAAAAAATTTAAAGACACGCTTAATCTTCGTATATATACTTGTCTTCAAATTCAGCGTCACTCATGGTATCTAAATCTTTACCACTTTCCCAATCTAAAATGCTTCTTGTACTTCCTACTACATTTGAAAGTAATTCGTCAGGAAGGAAAGACCTTAAAAAAGATTCTTCATCTTTCAAGGACTTATATATTCTAGAATTTAGAGTGTTCTTAATAAACCTATTTTTGTTTTTAGGATATTGTAATTCGTATAAAGCTTTAAACGGAGTCCTCTTAAACAATAGCTTGCTTATATTTGACCAGTCTTTATACATTCCTTTTTCTATTTTCTTATCCCAATCTGCAGGGTTACTTAATACATCAATTAGTTCATAGATTTCTCTTGTAGCTTTTGTAGCAACAACAGGCTCATCTAGTATAGATAAAAATTCTGCAGGCGACCATAAAGATTTCATCTCTAGCACTATTCTGTTTGCCTGGTACGCCATATACTGGATTTTCCAATCTTCTTCTTTATCATCATCTGCTGCTAGGTTAAGTATAGCTGCTAATATTGGTCCTATTATCATAGACATGTAGAAATCTAATTGTGTTTTATATAAGTTTCTTTTTTCTACATCTGTTAATTTATCTACACGAGTTTTAGCATATGATTCTATCCATCCTACAGGCAGAACAGAAGCTATTCCCATCTTTTTCATTGCTTTTAGAGCACTTCTATATTCTCCTTCCTCAAACTCTCCTGTTTCATAATTGTATCCTTCTTTTTTAAACTTCCTATCTATACCTGAAGTTACCCATCCTCTATGCATAAATACAAATCCTCCAAACAAAGTTCTAGAATACGTTCCTCTATCTTCTCTACTTATTGTACCGTCTATTTCATGAGTAAGGTGGTTCACACTGTTAACAACAGTAGACAGTAACTGATCATTAACATACTCTTTAAACTCTTCTTTAGGTACTAGTTTTCTACCGTCTACTTCCAGTGCTGCATACAAGTTTTTATCTTCTAATGCTTTCCATTCAGATTTAATTTCAGAATCAGACTTACCTTGTTCTCTCATTTTTTGCTGGAACTTATTGAACTTTATAAACTGACCTTCGAATAACCTGTAGTTATGGAAAATAGCTAAAGCATTTGTACCTTTTAACCAATAATCTGTAACCATATAAGGACTATAGAATATATCTCTATTAAAAACATTCCTTCCAAAACGACTTCTATGGGTATTTTTTAACATCCTGTCTAAGTCTTTTACACCAGTCATTTCTAAGATTAGATGTAATTTATTATTAATATCTCTTTTCCCTATATTAGCCATTATACTTTTTGAGTTTAGAGACATCTCTCCTTTTGCCCATAGTCTACTTTCAGGAGTAGTATATAATCTTGCTTTACCATCTAACCATCCATCTAAAGAACCTTTAAAGAATCCTGATACAGCTGTAGCAAAGTTGAATGCTAAGTTATTAGTAGAGAAGTAATCTCTTAAGTTGTTCATTAACTTACCCCAAGAGATAGTAACTTCTTTATCAGTCATAGGTATCTTTACTTTTGTATTTCTTTC